GCACCTGCCGGTCGGCACGTTCCTGCGCCACACCATCTCCCCCGACGCCCGCTGGGACTCCGAGCGCAAGCGCGGGATCGACGGGCGCTTCATCTCCCGGCGCGACGACGGCACCGGCATCCAACAGTGGTGCCCGCACCCCGGCTGTCAGGGAGACCACCTGTGATCCGCTACCACACGGCCATTGAGCCGCTGCTGACCCCGGTGGACACGGTCACCCCGGACCCGCGCAACGCCAACAACGGCGACGTGGACGCGATCATCGCCAGCATCATCGTCAACGGCTGCTACCGGCCCATCTACGCCTCGTCGCTGACCCGAGAGATCGTCGCCGGGCATCACCTCTATGCCGCGCTGCTGGAGATGGGCGCAGGGGTCATCCCGGTCCAGTGGATCGACGGGGACCGCGAACAGGCCACTCGAATCCTGTTGGCGGACAACGAGATTGCCCGACTGGCGAAGATGGACTACGGGCTGCTGGTTGAACTGCTGGACAACCTGGCCGAGACCGAGAAGGGCCTGGCCGGAACGGGGTTCACGCAGGACCGGCACGACGAGTTGCGTCTCCTGGCCCTGGACCGGGGCGGGTTCCACCTGCCCGAGATCGAGCCGGACCCGATGCCGCACCGCTGCCCCGAGTGCCAGCACGAGTGGTTCGGTCCCTGCACCACAGTCACGGAGGTATAACTCAATGTTTGACTTGGGCACACCGGGTGCACACTTGAGTTATGAAGGTCCGGTACACCGTCCCCTGCGAGAAGTGCAAGGCCCCCGTGCCTGTCGGCACGCAGGGCGTTCGTCTGTACGGGCGCATCTGGCACCTGGCCTGCGCGGAAGCCTGGAAGCACCGGTACGAGACCACCGCTGCGTGAACCGATGAGCGCGGCCGAGGCGTTCGACCCGGACGCCTACAAACGGTGGAACCCGAACGCCCAGGAGAAGGCGGCTGAGGCGCTGCGCAAGGTGCAGGAGGGTGCCTGGCGTCCCTTCTTCTGCACCCGGCACGGCTGCGACGGTCGGCCCCACGACCAGTGGGCCTGGCCGCACGCCCGCGACGACCAGCACCCGCCGCTCGGTGACTGGCTCACCTGGCTGCTGCGCGGCGGCCGAGGGTCCGGCAAGACGCGGACCGGCAGCGAGTGGACCCACCGCCGCACCAAGGTCAGCCCACGGATAGCCCTGGTCGCTCCCACCGGACCGGACGCCCGCGACATCATGCTCGAAGGCGAGTCCGGCCTGCTGGCGACCGCCCCGCCCGGAGGTCTGCCCCAATGGGAGCCCTCCAAGCGTAAGGTCACCTGGCCCAACGGCTGCATAGGTTCCGTGTACTCCGGCGAGGAGCCGGACCGCCTCCGAGGCCCCGAGCACTACGACGCCTGGGTCGATGAGCCCGCTCACACCGACCTCATCGAGCCAGTGTGGGACAACCTGGTCCTCGGACTGCGGCTCGGTCAACACCCGCGCATCTGCGCCACCACCACGCCGAAGCCGAGCAAGTGGATGCGTGACCTGGTCCGCGACCCGACCACCGTCAGTGTCGTCACCACCACCTACGCCAACCTGGAGAACCTGGCCCCGTCCTGGCGGCGCACCGTCCTGGCCCGGTACGAGGGGACTCGCAAGGGACGCCAGGAGTTGCTGGGCGAACTCCTCGAAGATGTCGAGGGCGCGATGTGGAGCGCCGAGATGATCGACCTGAACCGGGTGACAGACTTGTCACCCCTGGCTCGGGTCGTCGTCGCCGTTGACCCCGCAGGTACCGCCACCCGGCGCTCCGACGAGACCGGCATCATCGTCGCGGGCAAGGGCGAGGACGGCGACTACTACGTCATGGAGGACCGGTCCGGCCGTTACACCCCGCAGGGCTGGGCGACCCGGACGGTCGGCGCGTTCGACGTGTACGAGGCCGACAAGGTAGTCATCGAGAAGAACTACGGTGGCGACATGGTGCGCACGACCCTGGAGTCCGTGCGCCCGTTCCTGCCGATCACCGAGGTCACCTCTCGGCGCGGGAAGGCGCTGCGCGCAGACCCCATCGTGGCCCTCTATGAGCAGGGCAGGGTGCATCACGTCGGAGTGCTCAACGAGTTGGAGGACCAGATGACGACGTGGGTCGTAGGCGACTCATCCCCGGACCGCGTCGATGCGCTGGTGCACGCGCTGACCCACCTGTCCGGCGCACATGGACCGTCCGAGATAGCCACTCCGGACAGCCTGGGCTGGCGGCTGTGACCCTCCTGGCCCCGCCCGACCTGAACACCTACTTCTACCTGACCCTGGCCGCGATCACCCTCGTCCTCTCGGCCGGACGCCTCACCCGCGTCGTCGTCGCGGAGGACTACCCGCCCTCGATCCGGCTGCGGATGTGGTGGGACAAGGTGACCCACGACGGGCCGTGGAGCAAGTTGGCCCACTGTCCGTGGTGCTTCGGTCCGTGGATCACCCTGGTCCTGATGGTCTGGGCGGTACTGTCCAACCTGCACTGGACCTGGTGGGCCTTCAACGGCTGGATGGCGCTGTCCTACGCGACATCGTGGGTCGTGTTCCATGACGAGGACGGTGGCCCTGAGGAGTAGTGGCTGTCACACTGACGAGCAGCCACCGGTCAAGAGGAGTGCCGTTCGATGCCGCGCATGTCTGGTCGGGCCGTAGTCCAAGCCGCTCCCACTGTTGTCACCGCGTCCGCCGCGCGCTATCCCGATCAGGCGCAACGCCTTCCGGTCAACGCCGGATCGAGCGGTTGGCAGGCTGAGGCGTGGCGCTTCTACGACATCATCGGAGAACTGCGGTACATCGCCAACTACGTCGGCAACATCCTGTCCCGAGCCCGCTTCGAGGTGGAGCAGGTACAGGGGCCGAACGGCACGTTGCTACCGAACGGCCCGAAGGTCGTCACCATCGGTCCGGCCGTCGATGCGCTCGGTCTGCTCACCGCCCAGGACTCCTCGGAGGAGGCGATCCTCAAGGCGTTCGGCATCCACCTGACCATCGCCGGGGAGTGTTACCTCATCGGCCTGGAGGAGTCCACGGGCGACGAGTGGGGCGTCTACGGGGTCACCGAGGTTGACCACACCGGCAGCGGCGAGAACGTCAAGTGGTCGCTCAAAGAGGAGAACGGGCAGCGGCGGGAGTTGGACGACGCCGTCGTCATCCGGGTCTGGCGACCACACCCGCGCAACCACCTGCTGGCCGACTCACCGGTCCGCTCAGTCCTGCCGATCCTGAGCGAGATCGAGTACCTGACCCGGCACATCTTCGCCCAGGTGCAGTCCCGCCTCGCGGGTGCAGGCATCCTCGAACTGGCGCAGGGCATGACGTTCCCGGTGGTCCCCGGAACGGAAGGGCTCGCCACCGCCGACCAGTTCATGCAGATGCTCGGGGACGCGATGATCCGTCCGATCAAGGACCCGTCCTCGCCCGCCTCCATCGTCCCCATCGTCGTGACATCGCCCGACGAGTTGATCGGGAAGATGAACCACACGACCTTCTGGTCGCCGCTGGACGAGCACGCCGTCGAACTGCGCACCGAGGCGATCCGCCGACTGGCCCTCGGCATGGAGATACCGCCAGAGATCATGCTCGGCCAGGGCGATGTCAACCACTGGTCCGGCTGGCTGATTGATGAGAGCGCGATCAAGGCGCACATCGAGCCGCTGCTGGGCATCGTCACCAACGCGATCACGGTCAAGTACATCCGCAACGCGACCGACTCGGACATGTGGCGCATCGTCGCCAACACCGCCCAGATGCGGTTGCGGCCGGACCGCAGCAAGGAGGCCCTGGAGTTGTACGACCGGGGCGAGTTGGACGGTGAGGCGCTGCGCCGGGAGACCGGCTTTGACGAGGACGACGCCCCGACCACCGAGGAGTACAAGACCTGGCTGGTGCGCAAGGTGGCCGGAGGCTCGGCCACCCCGGAGCAGGTCGGCGCTGCGCTGCGCCTGCTGGGCGTGGACCTCGGCGTGACCGGCGAGGTGTCCCGCGAGGCCCGGCCGGACCGCTCACTGGACGAGCACCCGGCCCGCGACATGCCCAACCCGGAGGAGTCCGAGACCGGCCAGGACGTGGCCCCCGACCTGGCGGCGGCGTCGGAGGTTCTCGTCTTCCGTGCGCTTGAACGCGCGGGCAACAAGATGCGCTCCGTCTACGGGGTCCGCCCACCCGGCGTCACCGCCGCCGACGTGTACCGGTACATCCCGGTGCGCAACGGCGACATCGACCGCTTCATGGAGGACGCCTGGAGTTGTCTGCCTCAGGCAATGCACCGGTTCACCTGCGACCAGGAGCGGGTCAAGAACGCGCTCGACTCGTACACCCGCAGCCTGCTGGTGACCCAGGGCGAGCACGACTACGAGAAGATGCGGACCTTCCTCGCCGCGGCGTCATGACCATCGACCTGGCCGCGTTCGCTGCTGCGCGTCGCCCGGTCCAGGACCGTGGGGCCAACGCGCTGGAGGGCTCGGTTCGGTGGGCGCTGCACCGCAAGCGCCGGAACGTGACGGCGTGGGCGGGCACCCTGGTCAATGCGGCCGAGCGCCTGATGCGCCGTGTCTACCGGCGCGAGTCCGGGAAGATGACCAGCAACGACTTCCGTGACGACGTGCAGAAGTTCCGCACCAAGGCTCGTGACGCCCTGGAGAAGACCAGTGGCCTGACCGACGAGAACTTCGAGTCCCGCGTCGAGATGATCGCCCGCTGGCTGTCCAACGCGGCGATCAACGCCGGGGCCGAGGCGGCGGGCCTGGAGACGCACCGCGACCCGACGAAGCCGTCGATGCAGAAGACCTGGATCACCATGCACGACGACCGGGTCCGCACCTCGCACCGTGAGGTGGACGGGATCACCGTGCCCATCCAGGACAAGTTCGTCGTTGACGGGTACCGGATGGAACTGCCCGGCGACCCGAGCGCACCGCCCGCACAGATCATCAACTGCCGTTGTGTCATCGCCATCTCGGCTGCGACCCTGGCTGCGTCTGCGAATGAAGGAGTCACCATGACCGCGACTGCGACCGAGCCCGAGGTCCTGCCGGACGAGGACCTGTCGGACGAGGGTGACAACCTTGTCACCGACGAGGACGCCGCCATTCCCTGGCACGGCGTCCTCGCCCCTGAGGACGTGATGAGCGGCGACGGCCGGAAGTTCGGCAAGGACGCGCTCCGCTGGCGGGACCTGCCGCTGCCCCTGTCCTGGCAGAAGGTGACCGCGCCCGGCCACGACGGCGGGGTGGTCGTCGGCCGCATTGACGAGGTCTGGCGTGACGGCAACCTCATCAAGGCGTCGGGCGTCTTCTTCCCCGGCCAGGACGAGGCGGACGAAGCCATCGGCCTCATCGCGGACGGCGGCATCCGTGGCGTCAGCGTGGACGTGGACGACGCGAGCATGGAACTCCAGAACCGCTCGGGCGGGGACTGGAGCGAGGGCGACGACCCGCAGGACGCGGTCACCGTGTTCCCGGACGGCCGGGTCTGCGGCGCGACCCTGTGCGCGATCCCTGCGTTCGCTGAGGCGTTCGTCGGCCTGGGCGAGTGGCCCGCCGAGGGCGAGGAGGACAAGTCCCTGACCGCCTCGTGCAACTGTGAGATGGCGATAGACGAGGGCACCTGGGACGGGTCGGCCAGCAACTACACCGACGAGCAGTATTTCAAGGCGACCATCGTGCATCTGGTGGACGACGGCCCGGACAAGTTGAAGAAGTCCAACAACAAGTTGCCGATCCTCACCCCGGACGGGAAGTTGAGCCGGGCCGGTGTGCACGCCGCAGCCGGACGGCTCGGCAGTACCGACGCTCCCCCGGAGAAGATCAGCCAGGCCAAGGCGGCGCTGCGCGGGGCCTACGACGAACTCGGTGAGGACCCGCCCGAGAACATCGCGGCGACCAACGACGACATGGACGAGTTCGCGGTCAAGACCGAGGACGGACCGGGCTGGTTGACCCACCCGGTGGACACCGAGCGCCTGCGGCGTTACTGGACCCGTGGCAAGGGCGCGGCGAAGATTCGCTGGGGAACGCCGGGCGACTTCAACCGGTGCCGCAGCCAACTGGCGAAGTACGTCAAGGCCCAGTACCTCAACGGTTACTGCGCCAACCGTCACTACGACGCGACGGGGTACTGGCCCGGCCGCGCGCCGAGCGAGGGCGGCAGCGGGAACCGGGGGCGGCGGGGACGCCACTCCGGCGCGACTGTGGACCTCAGCCCAGCGGTCACCCTCGTCGCCTCCGCCCGCCCGACCATCTCGGCTCGCTACTTCGACAACCCCCACCTGACCGAGCCGACTCCGGTGACCATCACCGAGGACGACCGCATCTTCGGGCACCTGGCCGCGTGGGGCACCTGCCACATCGGCATCAAGGGCACCTGCGTCACCCCACCGTTCAGCGGGAGCAACTACGCCCACTTCCGTACCGGAGCGGTCCACACAGACGAGGGAGACATCGCGGTAGGCCACGTCACCCTCGGCACAGGACATGCCGGTCCACGCTTGTCGGCTGCCGCGACGGCGGCGCACTACGACAACACCGCGACGGTCGCTGCTGATGTCGTCGCGGGTGAGGACGCGCATGGCATCTGGATCAGCGGTCGTGTACGGGATCACCTCTCGGATGAGGACCGTCATGCCCTTGCCGCAGCCCCGCTCTCCGGTGACTGGCGCGAGGTTGCCGGAGGGCTGGAGATGGTCGCCGCCCTCTGCGTCAACGTCCCCGGCTTCCTGGTCCCGCGCACCCAACTGGCCGCTTCCGGTGGCGAGCAGATCAGCCTGGTCGCGGCAGGCATCGTGGACCGGGCTCCGCACGTCGTCTCCGGCCTCGACATCAGCGCAGCGGTCATGGCTGCGGTGGACGAGATCGAGACGCGGAACGCGCGACGCAGGATGATGGCATTGCGTGCAGAGGCCGGGCTCGACCCGAAGACCCGGATGGCCCGGCTACGGAAGGAAGTTGTCTGATGGCCTGCGGATGCAGCGGCGGCAACAAGAACGCGGACGGCACCCCCAAGGAGTTCGTCTTCACCAACCCGCGCGGTGAGCAGAAGACCTACCGCACCGAGATGGAGGCGCGAGCCGCCCAGATTCGGGCCGGTGGAGGGACCTACAAGACGAAGTAGTGGTGGGTGACAGACTTGTCACCCTGCTCGTCACACCACGGCAAAGTACGCACCCAGCACGCGATATAGCGGCAGAGAACCGGGACATGGGACCGGACGCCTGTGGGAGAGCAAACAGCGGGGCCGTTGCCAAGAGCAACGGCCCTGCTCTACTCTCCGAACAGATGTCGCCCGCGGCCCAGCCGTAGCGAGTTCTCCCAGCGCCAAGCGCGGAGTGTCAGTTCAACCTCCCCGTCCGCTTGCTCTGTCAGGAGATACCGACATGGCCGACTTCTCCGTTGTCGAGGACCTCAGCGCCTACGACGCCGAGGCACTCGCCGCCAAGATCACCGAGGGCGAAGACGCCCTCAATGCGCTGCTTGATCTCGCTTCCCCCACCGATGACGACGTGGCCGCCGCCGAGCGGATCGTCGCCTCGCTGCGCATCCTGCGCGACGAGCAGGAGGGCCGCGAGACCGCAGCCACCACCCGCGTCTCCCGGATGGCCGCCGTTCGTGAGGCCGCCTCCGTCCAGCCGAAGGCCACCGTGCCCGAGCCTGAGCCCGCCCCCGACCCGGCCCCCGAGCCGGAGCCGAACCCGGTGCCCGCTCCCGAGCCGGTCGCCAAGTCCGAGCCCGCCACCGTCCCGGCCGCGAGCACCGGCATCGCCACGCTCTCGCGTCGCGTCGCCCTCCCCGTCGTCCCCGAGACGCCAGCCGCCCAGAGCATCGTCATCACCGCCTCCGCGGACGTGCCGGGCTACTCGGTCGGCCAGGTCATGGGCGACTGGGACAACCTCACGGACGGCTTCCTGAACAAGGCCCGTGCCTTCCCCACCGCGTGGGGCGTCCAGGGTGCCTCGCTCCAGCGGTATCCGGTCGGCCAGTTCAACCTGTCCTTCCCGTCCGAACTGACGGCCTCTGGCAGCCGCGACTCCGACATCGTGGACTACGCCAGCCGCGAGGGTCGCCTGCCCGGCCGGAGCCTGACGGCTTCCGGTGGCTGGTGCGCCCCGTCCGAGACGATCTACGACCTCTGTGGCGGCGGCTCGACTGACGGCCTCTGGGACCTCCCGGAGATCAGCGTCAGCCGTGGCGGCGTGCGCTACACCTCCGGGCCCGACTTCTCGGGGCTCTACGGTGCGACGTTCTGCCAGACCGAGGCGCAGGCCATCGCCGGTACGCCCAAGACCTGCTACGAGGTCCCGTGTCCTCCGTTCACCGAGGTCCGGC